TCAATAACAATTTCTAGTCTTTCATCTTACGACACCATTATTTTGGCAATGACTGGAGTTACTTGGGGTACTGGTGCTAGTAATATCAGAGTACGCATCAACTCACTAACTTCATCAAGTTACTTAAAAAATGGTTTTGGTGTCAATTCAAGTCGTGTTGCTGTTAATCAAACTGGAACATCTTTTGCATTACAAGATGTAGGCGATCAACTTCATACAGATGCAAACAATAATTATTTTTACATTTTTACAAATTGCAAAAACGCAGGTTATACAAGTGTCCAAGGAATCGGTCGTTATGTTGATTCTGCCACGACTTCAACGGCAGTCAGCGTTAATGGTGTGATTTTGTCAAATGAAGCAGTTTCCAGTTTAGTTTTGGCAACTGGTTCAGGTTATACATTCAACGCAGGTACTTATACAGTTTGGGGTGCATAATGTTTAGAATTGAACACGACGCTGAAACAGGGGAAATTAAAGAAATTCAATTAAATGCGGCGGATTTGGCTTTGATCGAAGCGGATAAAGAACCAACAAATGAACCGAAGTCACCAACTATTGCTGAAAAGTTAGAAAGTGTTGGCTTGTCAATTCATGAATTAAAAATTGCTTTAGGTCTATAAATAGTTAATCTTCATGAAACCACGACTTAGCAAATCCGCAATTCAACTTCGTGAGCAGATTGATGACTCGTTCCCAGATCGTGACCGCACATCGGATGGTTGGATCGGTGATACCCGACACGCTACTCGCAAGTCAGATCATAATCCAGATGAGCAGGGCTGGGTTCGTGCCATTGATGTGGACAAAGACTTATTCAAGGGCGGTAAGCCAGACATCATGGGAGATCTTGCTGATCAGCTTCGTACCTTGTCCAGATCCAAGAAAGACAAGCGTATTAGTTACATCATTTATGATGGACGAATCTGCTCCAGAATCCTTAATTGGAAATGGCGCAAGTACACAGGGGCTAACAAACACACTAAGCACATGCATGTTAGCTTTAAGAAAAAAGCTGACAATGATGGTGCTTTTTATCAAGTATCTATGTTAGGTGGAGAATAATGAAAAACATGAAGAACCCTGCAATCCTTGCTGCTGGAGCATTCTTAGCTGCATGGGCATCTAGCAACTTTGATCTTGATTACCGCGCAATCCTGTGGGCTGTATTGTCCGGGGTATTCGGATACGCGAGCCCTAAGAAGTGACACAGTCCGATTTCTTCACGCTATACCTAGCCACCATTGCAGCACTTGGTGGCTTGTCTGGCTATGTAATTACCCACCTGTTGTCTGAGATCAAAAGACTCAACACGCGAGTCGATGAGATCTATAACATATTGCTTGACAGGTAGCATTGTGCTATGGCAAGAAAAGCAACTAAGGCGTTAGAGGAACAAGGTTACTCAAAGCTCGATGCTTACTGCATTGGACTCTATGAGTACTTCTGCTCTCTTAAGCGAGCAGGTTTCGCAGAGGACATTGCCATGTTCATGATCACAGAACCGCAAGCCTATCCTCACTGGATTCTGCCTGATCCCATTGACCCTGAGAAGTTCGGGGATTACGAAGATGAGGATGATGACTAAACGCAGATACTTGGTGATCTCGGATCTACAGATTCCATATCATCATGAGCAAGCAGTGAAGAATCTAATCAAGTTAGTAAAGCGCGAGAAGTTCGATTTAGTCCTTAACACAGGCGATGAGCTTGACATGCAGTCTCAGTCCAAGTGGGCTAAAGGCACACATCTGGAGTATGAAGGGCAGCTAGATTATGATCGAAGTCTGGCTCAAAACATCCTATGGGATCTCGGCACTACCGACATCACTCGATCCAACCACACCGATCGTCTATACCACACTCTCGTTAGAGGAGCTCCTAGCCTCATCGGACTTCCAGAACTCGAGTACTCCCGCTTTATGGGTTTCAATGACTTGGGGATTCGTTTTCATAAAAAGCCATTCGAGTTCCATAAGGGCTGGGTCTTAGTCCACGGAGACGAAGGATCGATGAATAGCAATGCAGGACTTACAGCTCTTGGCTTGGCTAAGAAGTTCGGTAAGTCTGTAGTCTGTGGACACACTCACAGGGCTGGCATCAGTGCCTACACAGAAGGCTTAGGAAGCCAATACAGGACTCTTTGGGGCTTAGAGGCAGGAAATGTTATGGACAAGAAGAAAGCCTCTTATCTCAAGGCTGGGAGTGCTAATTGGCAGATGTCTGTGGCAGTCATTGAGACACACGGAGATCGAGTTAGCCCATTCTTAGTGCCAATCAACAAGGACGGATCATTCACCCTATATGGACGACTTTACGCCTGACATCAAGCGCACCTTAGATGATGCCGTGGACGAGGGAGAATCGTTATCATTTCGTTATCAGAATGTGCTTGATTAGTCGGACACTTCTGTCACACTAATTCTGTAGCCAGCCGAGGGCGTTGCTACAGATAGGAAATACAATGAGCTTTGAGATGCCAATGATTGTGCTGCTTTTAGCAGCTAATGCTTTATGGTATTTAGTAGGCTGGGCTAAGGGCTTTAACGAAGGCAAGCGCGAGGGGCTAATCGTGGCTAAGTCATTTCAGCGAGTGACAACAGATGCGCGCTAATGAGATCCTACTCACCGCAACAGACACAATCCGCGATCGTGGGCTATCGTATGGTCACCCTGCGGATAACTTGCAACACACCGCAATGCTGCTCTCAGCATACTTACAAACACCGATACACGACTATCAGGTGGCAGGGATCATGGTCTTGGTTAAACTTGCAAGGACTAATCAATCAGCACAACACATCGACAACTGGGTCGATCTCTGCTCTTATGGCGCACTCGCAGGGCAGCTAGCCACAGAGGAAAACGAACTGTATGTTTAATTTAGCCGATTACGAGCCAGTAGAGGTGAGACTTGAAAAGTTTATTAAGGACTATCCAGCGTTCCGCATATCAACTGAGTTGGAAGTGGTCGAGGCTACTCGATACATTGTTAAGGCGTATCTATTTAAGAATGCTGAAGATGGCGTTGCATGGGCAACAGGGTACGCTGAGGAAACAGTTACTAGCCGAGGGGTTAATCAGACTTCAGCACTGGAGAATTGCGAGACTTCGGCAATCGGCAGAGCACTTGCAAATGCAGGTTATGCGCCTAAAGGAAAGAGACCAAGCCGAGAGGAAATGAGCAAGGTAGTAGCTGCTAAGCCAGTCAAGCCACCTGTTCAGGAAGTCAAGGCAGATGATCAGGATTACTGGACAACTCCAGTCAATGAATATAACAAAGTGGTAGATGCACCAATCACGCTAGATAAGGCCTTAGATTTAGTGCAGGATATTCTAGGCACAGGTGAAGCTGTAGAAGCTCCATCATGCGAGCATGGACATATGCAATGGCGTGAGGGCGAAAAGAATGGCAAGGCATGGGGTGGCTATTTCTGCAATACAGCGATTTCATCAGCTCATCGATGCCCTACTAAGTGGTACAACTTGGGCAGTGATGGAAAGTTCCAACCACAGAAGGCGAGAGTCTAAATGGGTAACATCGGTATAAAGATCAATGGTGAGTGGGTTGATTTATTGTCAGCATTCGTGCCATGTCAGCTCTGCAATGAGCCAGTCCAGATTCGTGATCTAGAGGACATATCATCGGACTCTGTTAATGGTGTTGTCACATGGCAATGCTCTAAGTGCAAGGCAGTCAATGGATAAAGAAACGCTTATTAGCAGCTTGATAGTAATCATGGTAATCCTGTCTATGTGGATGGGTTACATCATGGGAATCAAGAATGGCTAGTCAGCACAGAAAGCACAGAGGTTTCCGCACAGAGCGTGTTGTCGCACAGTACCTATCGACTGTATGGCAAGGCGCATGTGTGGGAAGGGGTAGTGGCAAGGATATTGTTAATGTGCCATTCGATGTTGAAGTCAAAGCCCGCGCTGGATTTCAACCGAAAGCATATTTAGCACAGCTGAAAAGCCGTACAGCCATTTCGGGGGAATTAGGCTTTGGGGTTATCAGACTCAACGGACAGGGTGAGGATGCGCGTGAGTATGCCGCGATTATCCGACTTGAGGATCTCTTGCCACTACTCATATTAAGATATGGTCACCTAGACAAAGAACCTACAGAGGCAGACATAGACCGATGCTCTGGATGTGGGTCATACATGATAAGGAAGTGCTTGACTTGCCAGCCTATGATTACAAATGCACCAGATGCAATCTTAATCAAGAGATCAATCACGGATGGAACAATCGACCAGTGATCTTGTGCAACTATTGTAATGAACCGATGGTCAAAGTTATTGGGGCAGCAGCTACGCACTTTAAGGGTAAGGGCTTCTACAGTACGGATAAATAGTTATCCACAGAAGTTATCCACAGCCGGTGATTAGGAGGAACTATGAAACGAAACACCGCTCTGAGCAGGACTTATACAAATGGATTTGACATCGATGGTACGCTAACGGCGCAGAGCCTCTCAAAGGCTCACCGCGAGCCCCTTAGGGGCGTAGCTCGCGGGGTGCTAGTAGCTATTGGGATAGCTCTATGCATCATGCCTGATGCAGGTGGATCTAAACCAGTGCAATATGTAAGCTATAAAGAATATGCATTACATCTATTACATTATGACTATATCCAGTACAAATGCCTGACTCGTTTATATGGTAAAGAGTCAGCATGGAATCCAAAAGCAATAGGCAATCTAAATGGTACTCAAAGAGTCTATGGTATTCCTCAAGGTAAGAGTGAGTGGCTTAAGGATCAGGATGGTTATACTCAGGTACGATGGGGCTTGTCTTATATCTACAATAGGCACTCCACACCATGTAAGGCTTATGATCATTGGAAGGCTAAGGGATGGCATTAGACAAGCTGAACAGTAGGCGATATCGCGAGCAGCGCGAACGCGTGTTCATGCGTGATGGTCGCTTCTGCCAGATATGTGGAACAGATGAAGGCGAGATGCACATCGACCACATAATTCCACGCAAGGCTGGTGGTGAGACATAGATAGTGGCATCCACGAAAGTTGGTGTGGCTCTGATTGAAATGCCCTCTACAAAGCCTGAGAAGTACCCCTCAAACATGTTGAAGGGTAGGTTGGTAATAACTACTGGCTCGCCAAAGAAAAGGTTTATAAGGTCATCTCTAAGGGCATTCGGCATAAGAGGATTGTCAAGTCTAAAAGTAATCTGATCTAGCTGTGTTCTAGGCACTGATCTCAGGGCTAGATCGCGCTCGATGATGTCCTCAATATCTGCCAGAAAGCGGATGTTGGAATCGAATGTCCTTTGGTAGCGACCATAGGTAGTTATAGAAGCATCGTCCGTGGCTGAGTAGGTGCTGCCGTAGTCAT